TGTACACCGTCCAAGAACTCCAACAGTTTTCAAAGGAGAGTAAAGAGAGAAACATAATCACCCTCAAAGAATGCGTGGCGTGCGATTTCGTCTACGCCGGTCACACCTGTGACAATTGCTTGGGTTTAATAACCAATCCCAGCGCGGACTCTAAATTGTTGTGAGTCCTCTTCAGGGGTTTCTCCCTCTTCAACGCCAACCCCTCCCCGGTTGCTTCCTCCACCACATTCCTCTCAGGGGTGGAAACAATCGGTACGACCCTATCCCTGTAGGGCGTCGAACTCACCTCTGTGTGGGGGGTCGTGTCTCTGTTTAGGTTCTCCCTAAATTCTTCAATCGTCAGGTCGCCCCCGAACACGTCGAGGCTGTACCGGTTCGGGGCGGGATCGACGTGACCCATGACCCCGAACATTCGCTTTCGCATCAATTGCATGTTGCCACACATGCGCGCCCCGTGGGTGCTTCCATGCTTTTCGAGGGCGTACGCTTTCATGCAACTCCAAGAACAAAACGAACCGGTGGTGAAAAACTTTTTCTTTCGTTCATCGTATTTATAGGGCAATTCGAGAGTGACCCCCTCTATCGGGTGACAGCACCACCAGCACCACATTAATTTTATTTTTACAGAGTTCTTTAAGCGACGAGCATGATGACCATGAGACAACAAAACATGAGAAAGATGGATGCGACTAAACCTCCACCGACGACGGCCACGTCTTTACCGATGTCAAAACCCTTTGAATCTTTCCCACCCAATTTCAAATTGTATTTTTCCGAGTCTTCTTTGTACTTTTTCATCGCTTTATCGTCCGTCGTCTCCTCGGTTTCGCACGTCATCTGAACGTCACTGTCGACCAAATGTCCACCGGTTTGCAGGGACTGTATGCACACGTTGAGATTACAGTCCTTCCTCTCGCGTGGAACGAACGCGTCCTTATCGTTCGAGCACACTCCAGCCCAACAGTGACGACGAGCGTTGACCTCGTTCTTCGCGATCGTCCCAGAGCCGTCCTTGGGAAGATCTTTGAGGATTTCCGCAATCTGGTCGTCCACATCCTTGCACCCGGCCGCGTCATTTGTCGTCTTGCACACATTTTTGACTTGATTATAACATTTGCACCACGAATCACCGGCGTTCGCGTCACAGAATTCACTCGAGAGACTCTCGAACAAATCCTCGTTGGGCATACCGGTTCGAGTGCACGCGTTGTCCTTCGCCTTCATCTTTTCCCAGTCGTTCGCGGTGCAATAGTCCCTCGTCAACTTTTCGGCGTCACCCCACTCCTTACACTTTTTACCGTCGATCGTTTTGTTGAGGTTCGCCGGTTCAGCGCAGAACTTTGATTTGATGTTTTCATACATTTTCAGTCTCGGGTCGTTACTACTTGCCGACCCCAAAGCGTTTTTGAGCGTTTGAATTTCCTCCGGGTTCTCGTAGTAACATCGAACCTTTTGGGAATTCAACCAGTGCATTTTCCCACCGGGGCACGGCTTACCTACGACTTTACCACTGGTACACTCCGTGTGTGGATTATGGTGTTTCGTTCCGCACGCCAGTGTCGTCGTAGGATCTTGTTCCATGAAACGACCGTCTGCGCCGTAAAACAGTGCGTTGGCTTGTTTCTTTCTGTCACCACCACTGTCTCTCCAAATGGTGGCGTGACCGGAACGAATCAAGCCGTGCACGTCCATGTCGACGTTGTATTTGTCGGTCGGCACTGGTTTCGCCCACAATTCACTAATTTGGTTAATGAACCATCCGTGCACCGGGTAGTATTGCCAATCGTCCAGCTTGTTGTACCCCGGATTCACCGGAACAATCGTGCCGTCAGTCTCCTTGAACTTTTCAAATGAATTGTTGTTTAAATCTTTTGTGTATCCATCTCTTTTATAGACTCCGTGGTCGGAATACATCCAGAGAACATCTTTGCAGTCACCCTCCGTCTCCATGATGTCGATGTCGTCGTTACCAATTTTAAACCGACCCTTCGTTCCGGTGACCGTGTCCCAATGGTGCGGACTGCCGTCATGTAACCGGTAATGTTGAAAATCCCTCGTGCCCGGTTTAGCATTTAATAATTTTTCGGCATCTTTTGCGGGACCTTTTCCCGACGAATTCTTATAAAGACGAAAATCTGACCTTCTGAATATTTGATCCATGTTCACGGACTGGAGTGTGACCTTTCGTACAGGTCGTCCGTCGGCATCTCTAAGACTTAACAGCAGTCCGTGCGTTCTACTGTGACAGCAATCACGTCTGTTCTTGATTTTGATATAATCCAATTTCCGGAAATCGAACGCTTCTTTGAAAGATACTCTAATCCACTGAGGGTCACTGTGACTCGTTTTGTTATTCGTGTGCGCAAAAGTATTTGTTTTACCGTCTATGACGTTTGCGGGTCCAAAGTGTGCATGCTGAGTACTCATCGTCGCGGTTCCATCTCTGGCTACGTCTTTTCCGTCAACCACAACCTCGATGCCACTGATGTTTATCGGTTCGTTGAGGTGTGTGTTATAGGCTTGCAGTAGCTGAATGGAGTATATTTTGTTGATTCTTTCCACGAATGCTTTTGCCTCTGCATTATTCGGGTCTTTCGGTTCGTAGTCGTAATCCTGGTGATACGCCGGAAGCGTCTCGACCGTTCCGTGATCCCAGCCACCGACGTGACTCCCTATCTTGATGGCACATGACATCGTTACTAAACACAAATATTTTTATTTCATAGTCATGCCCATGACACCTATGCACGCGATGCACAGGCACGAGCACACGACGACCTGGCCGAACGCGAAGGCCTCCTTCTCCATCGCCGTCGGTTCTTTTTTCACCGTCCAATCACCCAATTCCCCTGGTTGTCCAAAACCCTCGAGGAGTTTCTTAATGTCATCCGGACTCTTTCCACTCTTCATGACACAGTGTCGCACGATGTCCCCGTTGGTGGCCGTGCCCAAGTTCCAATCTTTCCCACAAATGTTGACTTTCGTGGGACACTCTGGTGTGTTCTCCGGACGCCAACTCGTGGCGGGGCACACACCCCGGCGACAGTGCTTATACTTTTCCAAAAGTTTGACCCCCTCCGAGCCGATGGCGTCCTCACTCGAGAGCTCTTGGGCAATCTCAGAATTCTTACACACCGTGCTATCCGGTAACTCCCCGCACCGCTCGTTGACGATGTTGTAACAATTGCACCAACTGTCGTTGTAATCCTTTCCCTCACAGTACCTCTTATTCCACGCCTCCACCTGTTCGGCGTTGATGTACGGCTCTTTGCACACCGGATCAGTCGCCTTGTCACCGACCTTTCCCTTACAAAACTTTTGAATGAGGACTTGGTACATGTTTTCCAAAGTCGCGTCTCCACTCTTGGCGTTGTAGAGATCTCGCACACCCCTGGCGTTCGTGTCGCTGTAGTAGCACCTCAATTTCTTCCCCCCAGACTTTTCAACCTTCTTCGTCGCACCGGGACAATTGTCTTCATCCACGTCGAAAGACACAAAACCGTCTTCGTGCACCGGAACATCCGTAATTTTTACAGAACTCGTCCAATCGTTGTGTGGCACGTCTTTGAATCCTTGTTTCATGATAAAATTTCCACCCTTGTGATTCTTGTCTTCAAACGCCTCGACCCGGTGGTCCTCACACCCCTCCACCCGGTAGGAACTCATGGCGTTGTCTTGAAAAAAGTCCATCGCGACTTTACTCTCGGTTTGCCATGTAGAGCAACCACCACCACCGTCGCGCACCCAGTCGTGACACGCCTGATATCGGCACTTCATACTAATCTCCGAGAAATTTTTCTGAGTGTTTAATAATAAAAACATGGGTGGTGGATCGTCTCGCCAAAAAATCGAACAATTTTTTGACATCGATGTCCTCAACCAGTCCATCACGAACACCGTCACCACGAACCGCACCTCGGTGGCGTCTTCTCAGACCAACATTCAAAAATTGTCCATTGTGATCGCCGGGAACGTGGTGGGATGTGACATCAAGACTGGACAAAAAATTCAGGCGAACAACACGAGTACCGTGGAATCCGCTGTGTCGAGCACGGTCAACATGAAGCAGGAAATTTCCTCGCATTTGGATCAATCCGCGACGGCGAACATGGAGATGTTGTCCGAGTTGGGTGACATCACCGCCCTCACCGGTAAAAAAACTCAACAAGATGTGTTACAGGAAATTAAGAGCGTCGTCAAGAACATCGTCGAGACGAACATCACGGAGGAAAACATCACGGAATTGATGGCTGAACAAGTGAACATTCAATCCACCGAACTCATCATCGGGGGCTCGTACGATTGCCGGGGCGGTCGGGGCACCATCGACGCCTCCCAAGACGTCGTCGCGGGCTTGACGGCCACCGCCGTCACGGACATGCTCACCGAGAAAATCATGGAAAACAAATTCATCAATAAGATTGCTCAAAAGGGGAAAACCGACCAATCCCAAAAGGCGACCGGTTTCGCCTCCATCATCGACAGCGCGGGTGCGGCCATCTCCGGTATCATCTCTTCGTCCACCGGTATCTTTTGGATCATCGGGTGTGTGTTTTGCGTCGCGCTCATCGGTTTGATCATGTACGGAATGTCTCCGGCGGGACAAGAAATCGGACAGGCGGGTGCCCAAAAGATGAGAAGATGAGATAAATTTCTAGTCATACATAAATGGGAGGCGGTGGTGGAAGCCCTCGCCAGCAGATTGAGCAGTTCCTCAACATCAACTCCCTCAATAAATCTGTGACGAACCAAATCATCAAAAATAGGACGACCGTTTCCACGTCCCAAAATAACATTCAAAAACTTACAATCGTGATCGCCGGGAACGTCGTGGGATGCGATGTCATCATGAATCAAAAGATTTCGACGGAAAATCTCAGTACGGTGGAATCCGCCAGCGCCACGGTCGTCGATATGAAGGGTGACATCGAACAGATGCTCAAGGATGCCATGAAGGGAAACATGGATCTCCTCGAGGGTGTGGGGGATTCCCTGAACGTCTCCGGTGCGAGCTCGAGTGCCCAAATTAAACAACACATGAACACGACTATTCAGAACGTGATTGAAACCAACATCACCCAAGAATCCATCAGCGAAATCATGGCTGAACAGGTCAACATTCAATCCACCGAACTCATCATCGGTGGAAATTTCGACTGCCGGGGTGGACGGGGTAAGATTGACGCGTCCCAAGACATCGTCGCCACCATCACGGCAGACACGATCGGGAATCAAATCGTAGAACAAATCCTCGCCGACCCGGTGGTGAACAAAGCCACCGCCCAAATCGAGAAGAACATCAAAAAGAGAAATAATAGCATTCCCTACAAAATGAAACAATTTTTCACGAGCACCATCGGCATCATCTCCATCGTCGGGGGCGTGTCGTTCTGTTGCGCCTTTCTCATGATCCTACTCGTCGCCGGGGGGAAAGAATAAATCCAATTAAAGAACAATTCAACATCTTTACCTAATGATTTTAAGTATCGACGTCGGTATTCGAAATCTCGCCATGTGTTTACTCAACGAAACGTCCGATAATCGCATCGAACAGTGGGATGTCTCCGGAGTCCCACCGGAACACAAAGACGGTTTGTACGTGTCCTTAAGGAAACACCTCGACGAACGCCCGTGGGTGCTCACCGCGGATGTGGTGCTCATCGAAAAGCAACCGGATAGGAATAAGCGGATGGTGAGCGTCATGCACTTTCTCCACAGCTATTTCGTCATCAAGTGCCCCCGCGCGGACACCATCCTCTACGACGCCCGTCACAAAGTCCCGGACGTCGCCGGTTCGGGGAAAACCCTGTACAGGAAGAGAAAGAACACCGCCATCGAGAGGTGCAGGGATTTCATTCACACCGGTGACACCAATAAGGATTGGATTGACACCTTTACGAAATCCAAAAAGAAGGATGACCTCGCGGACACCGTGCTCCAGGCGCTGTCGTTCACGAGGAGGGTCGACCCCCTCCCGGAGACGTCCAAAAAGGTGAAAAAGGTGACACCCCGGAAACCCACCCCGAACCAGAAGGAGACCAAGTACTCCAAGGCAAACCTGGCGTGGATTTACAAAAATAAACCGGAGTGTGAGGTGTTGGAGAACAACAAGAGATTCATGAAGGATCTCCGGAGGTACTACCGAGACATTGACGAATTAATATCAGACATTAAATAAAGTATGAACTTTACGACATACGTGATAAATCTCGATTCTCAGAGGGAGAGATTCGAGGCACAGTCCCAAAGCCTGCGGGAGGTGGGAATTCTTCCGGTGAGGATCAGGGCGTTCACGAGGGATGAAATCCCGGAACAGGACGTGGACAGACACTTCGCGCGCCACGCCACACACGTCACGCCCCACTCCAACATGGCGTGCGCGTACTCCCACATCGTCGCCCTCAAGACGTTCCTCGAGACGGATCCCAAACCGGTCGCCCTCATCCTCGAAGACGACGCGTTCCCACTCGTGGACGTCGAGGATCTCCGGAAAATCGCACAGACCCACGAGGAGTGGGACATGCTCTCCCTCCACTGCGATGGACTCTGTCCGGAGGGTGGGGGCACGCCGGGGAGACTCTCCGCCTCCGCCGCGGCCTATTTCGTCACCAGGGAGGGTGCCCAGAAAATCCTCCACCACAAATTCGATTATCAATACGACCTCGACACCACCTACGTGAGAGGTCTCCGGAAACGCGTGGACTCGAAGAATTCGTTCTGGACGGACGAAGACGCCACCATGTCTGGGTCGTGGAGCACGAACCGGAAAAACGTGAGGGGGTGCCCAACGCTTTTGCGGGACGTGAGGGGAAACCGGGGCGAGAAGAACGTGTGTCACGCCATGTGGTACAAACTTTTTCGTGTCTTTCGTTACGAAGTCACTACTTTCGACGTCTTGGTCGTGGCCTTGGTCTTATTTTTAAGTCTCCGTTTACGGTAGATGAATAGGGACAAATGTTTTCACGCGTGCCTCGTCACCGTGCTCCTCGGAGGCTTCGGCGCCGCGGTGTTCATACGAACGAGGTCATCGTGGTAATTCCGCGGAGGGTGCGCGACTGAGGTTGAGTTTCCACCGGGTCAGGACGTCGCGTATGGCGCTCTCGCTCTGTACTTTTATCACCGGTGAGAGACCGTTGACGACGTCCGGTTTGGCGCGATTGTCGTCTTTAAATTTTTTTTGGTACGCGAGAATGCTGCATGGGGGGATGTCGGGGGCGTCCTCCAAGAGGCGATCGTACTCTTGTCTGAATTGACGCACCAAATCCGTGATGTTATCCTTCTCTCTGTGCTTGGGATCCAGACTCAGTTCCATGTCGATCGCGCGGTACAGTTTCGACCACGCCGTGCTCATCTCACTGTGCTTCTCCGCCAGAGACGCGCTCTGACTGAATTTCGAGATGGAATTCAGGACACCCCCGAGGACGTTCAGGCTCGCGAAGACGACTTGAAAAAAACGCGCGTGTTCGGGGAGTTCCTCGCTACTCGTGGGATTTATTACAGCGAAACCACCCACACCGGTGATGGAGGCTATGATGATGGACGGGTACGACATCCAGTCCGAGACATATTTGTAGTGGATCCGGGCGTGTGTGTGGAGCCACCGGTACCCGGAAGCCTTCTGCTTCCACTCCTTGAGAAGATCTTCGGATCTATGATCCCAATCTTCACTCATCTTACTTACCGAGCATATTTTTAATCTCAGTCGCCTTGTTCCTCGCCAGAGTGTCCACCTTTTCGTTGAGGGAATTGCCGTTGTGTGCCTTCACCCACCGCCAGTCTATGTTTTTAAAGTTGTCCCTCAGGACGTCAATCCTCTCCCACAATTCGCGGTTTTTCACCGGTTCGTTCTTCGACGTCTTCCACCTGTTTTGTTTCCACGTGTGCACCCACTTGGTGATCCCGTTCCTCACGTACATGGAATCCGTGAACACCACGAGATCGTCCAGACCGAGTTCGAGACACTTTTCCAGGGCTTCGGCCACCGCGGTCATCTCCATGATGTTGTTCGTCGTCTTCGCCGTGCCCCCGACGAGTTCAAACCCCGGTCCCACGCACGCCCACCCACCGGGTCCAGGATTCCCGAGGGCGCTTCCATCTGTAAACACGTTGTTCATTTTAATCAGTACTCGAGTCTTACCTTTAACGAAAAAAATAATTGTCTATTGTAAACCATGAACCCCCTCGTGATAGGTGGAATTCTCTTAGTCGTGGTTGGTTTGCTCTTGTTCTTCTTGCTTCAAGACGACGGGACTGGTCCAGCCACCGCCACCGGCCCGGTCGAAGAGGACGCGACCCAAAACCCAGCAGAAACCACAGAATTGCCAGAAGACGACGTCGCCAAGGAGGGGGAAGACGGAACAGTGAAGGAAGAGGTCTCCGAAGACGCCCCCGCCGTGGATGATCCCTCGAAGATCAAGGGTCTCACCGGATGGTACACAGGAGACTCTTGGGACGAAGACAACGAGGTCTGGAAAGACAAATCCGAGGCCAAGAACGACGTCACCGAGGTGAAGGGTTCTATCGACGTCACGTCGGACGATGGCTCGAATAATCAAAAGTATCTCTTCGGTGGCCCGAGCGCGGGGATGAAATTCCCCGTGCCTGTCATGTCCACCGGGCGCAAATATACTCTGTTCCACGTCGCTCGGTACAACGGCAGCAGACGCGCACGCATCTTCGACGGCATCGATAACAATTTCATCAGTGGATTCCACGGTGGACACGTGGGTACCGCGCACCGCACCGGTTCAGGTTACATCGCGCACTGGATGCGTCCACAAAGTTACGACGATTTCATCGTTCACACCGATCAAAAGCACCTCTTGCGTTACAACGGCCTCCAGAGGAGCGGTGCGACGAACCAATCCGCGCTCATTCCAGGACAATTGACTATCAACGACGGTCAAGTGCAAGCCACCGAGAGCAGTGATTGGGCGGTCGCCGAAGTCATCGTGTTCAACCGGGAACTCACCCTGGACGAAATGATGAAAATCGAAAACTACCTCATGCGTAAGTACCGGATCATGAAATCGGCCAGAACGCGCATGCACATGCTCAACTTTTGGAGGGATGGCAAGGATTTGGAAAGATTGGGATACATGGGCGCGGAGTGTGGCGACCAGGGCGCGATGTCCTTCAATCGCGTCCTTCAGCACGGGTGGGGCGGTCAAATGCGTCAAAGACGACATTTCGACACCGGATGCATCCAAGGCCTCGAGGGTGGCTTCGACACCAAGCAAACGAAATACTTTGAGATTTCCGATTGGAAAAATTCATACAAAGGTCTCATGGACATGGACTGCAAGGGACGAGCCATCGGTGGATACTCCTTTGAAGAAACCGGAGACGGTACGAGACTCCGCCTCAATTACAAGTGCCAAAATGCGCCGGTGAATAAACAATCGTGCACGTCGCACGAGGTCGAGGTCGGCACGGACGCCGGCATGAACGAAGCCCTCCACGGAAGAACCGCCGATTGTGGCTCCGGTAAGGTCATGTCGCAATTCAGGTACACGGATGAAGACGGTTCGCCGAAATACAAGTTCACGTGTTGTGCCCTCGAGGACGCGTAATCATTTTTTTTTTCTCCACATACTAATATAACATGAGCGCCGCGATCATCGGTGTCGTTGTCATGCTGGTGCTGGTGGCACTCGTCGCCTACTTTTTAATGTCAGGCGGTGATGGCCCGGCCCCGGCTCCGGCCATGCCCCCGGTTGAACCGGAAAATTTAGGGGCGGATCAAACAGGTGCGGTCGGTGTGGCACAGGAACAAGGTGAAGAGGATGAGAACGCCCCAGAACAAGCTGACCAGGGCGAGGTTGTCGCCGTTGAGGTTGACGAAGACAAGGCTGATTTCGATCCCAAGAGCATCTCCGGACTTGTCGGCTGGTACGACGGGTCGAGTTGGAACGACGATGACCTCGTGTGGACGGATAAGAGTGGGAAGAAGAACAACGTGACGGAAATTCTCGGCGCCCCGGAGGCGATTGACGGCGATGAGACGTCGGGTGATGTGAAATACCTCATCGGTGGTCTCGAAGACGGTCTCCGGTTCCCACAGGAGGTTCTCACTCGTGGTAAGAAATTTACAATGTTTCACGTTTCGCGCTATAATACCGAGATGGCGGCCGACTATAATAAATCTGGCATGGGTCGCATTTTCGACGGTACGGACGGTAATTTCGTCTCCGGTTCGCACGCGGGTCACGTCGCGATGGCGCACCGTGACGGCACCGGCTCCATCGCTCACTGGCACAGACCGGAGTGGGGCACGCCACACTGGCAAGACATTTTCACCGTCAACACCGATCAAAAGCACCTCTACCGGTTCCAAGGCTTGCAGAGAAGCGGTCTCACGAACCATTCTGCCATCATCCCCACGCAAATGTCGATCAACCACGGTCAGGCGCGCGCCCACAATTGGGGTGGTCACGGCGAAAAGTCCATTTGGGCGGTCGCTGAAGTCCTCTTTTACGATCGTGAGTTGACGATCGAGGAAATCTTAAAGGTGGAGGATTACCTCTTCGCCCGTTACAAGCTCAAAAAGCTCGTGATCAGCCCGACGTGGCCGCATAACAGATGGAAACCGGAGTCGCAGGGCATCGACGGCACCGGTGCCATTTGCGGTGACATGGGTGGCATCCACCACACGCGCAACCACAGACATCACTACTACAACCAACAGCACCAAAAGTGGCTCCCGAACGGAAACCACTACTTTGAGGCGGGTTGCACGCAAAACATCAGCGCCCCCGGGAGTAAGAAAAAATCCACCCCCACCGTCGATGAACCTCTCAACGAAGGCGTGCAGTGGCAAAAGCCATGGAAGACCCTCATGAGCATGAACTGTGGGACGTCTCCGATTCAAGGGTACGAATTCGAAAAGGTTGGCCAAAAGATGAAGACCAACTACTCGTGCAGTCCGGCGAAGGTGAACAAAGACTCGTGTGAGACGAAGAGATCGTACAGACACTACAACAGGGATCGCGCGGCCGACCAGGGTTTGCACGCCGGTATTCACCTCGACGACGCCAATTGCTGGCCGAAGGTGATGACCTCCATCAAGACGGTCGACGACATCGCCGGCGCGTCCGCCGGTAACGACGCTCATCAAGGCATCTACGAATACACGTGCTGTGCTCTCGAAGACCAATAAATCAATTCAAATACATACATATTAACGTGCCATGGAAGCATCTTAATATGCATACTTATAAAATAGTCCACATGTGTATTCATGAAATTGATAGGCATCGTGGGAATGCCCGGAACGGGTAAAACAACGCTGATGCGTCGATGGATGGAGACGCGCGAGTGGGTTGAGGATACCCCAATGAAACTTCTCAACAGTCACCTGAACGCACGCGACGGCATTCGTGTCTTTGGAAAATACAGAGAAGGGGATGTATTTGCTGGTACGGACAAACTTTCGATGGCTGTGCAACCGGTTGCCATCCAATACCTACAGAACCCGACACACGCTGTTACGATTTTTGAGGGCGACCGTCTCACGTCTGTAAAATTCTTCCGAGAAGCGGAACGTCTCGGACACGACGTTTCCATCGTAGTGCTTTCGGTGTCAGATGCAGTCAGGGAGCGACGTTACGAGGAACGGGGGTCTTCGCAATCCGAATCTTTCATAAAGGGTCGACGAACGAAGATACAAAACATCATGTCTCACTTTACAGTTTTTGAATTCAATCACGAAACGGAAGAAGACACCCAAAATATTATTGATTTTTTAGAAACTCAAATTTTGTAATACACGATGGAATACCGTTCACCCTCGAATGGGAGTGTTTCGTGAAAGTGCGTCGCACCGTTGAACCTAAACCACGTGTCTTTTATGTCGTGGTCTTCAAACGTCTCTTCATCTTCGCTCCATACTCGCAACGCACCCCCGGTGTAATCCCCTAAACCTATGATGTAACTGTCGCTGGCATTATTTGCGTCTTTGTGTCGCGCGGCCTGTTGATTTTTATTAATGACGACTGTCGTGAAAGAAAATTTGTCGTTGTACATCTTCATGAGCTTCTTTGCCTTGGTATATATTTTGTTGTACCTAGTTCTTTTAGTTTTTCTGGATAAATCGAATTTCGGTTTGTTAAATTTTTTCACGACACTCTCTCTATTTTTTATAATTCCGAGTGTGACGTATTCATAATCTTTTTGTTCTGGTTGCATCACTCCTCTTCGCGCGTCCGAACGTGGAAAATCAAATTTCCGGAGAACCTCTAGGAATTCTTTTTGAAATTTCTCCCGTTCCCTTATTTTTTTATGTTTTTCACCATGATACAATTTACGCCGAGCCTTGTTTATTTTATCTCCATTCTTTGATCGGTAAGATTTGATGTACTCGTGACGACATTTCTTGCACGTGTTGAGACGCCCACCCGCGGATGTTTTGTGCTTTGGGAAATCCCCGAGTGATTTTGTCTCCAAACAGGTTTTGCACACTTTCGTGCCGGATGGTTCCGGTTCGGGTTCGACCGGTTCGGGTTCCACCGGTTCGGGTTCCACCGGTTCGGGTTCGTGCCTTTTCTGACGTCTCACCTTGTTGATCCTATCACGGTTCCGTGCCCTGTAAATTTTAATGTATTCATGGCGACACTTTTTGCACGTATTCAGGTGTCCGTCAGTACACGTTTTGTGCTTTGGAAAATCCTCAAGTCGTTTGCGTTCCCCGCACTTGTTACACTCCTTCTCCATGACCTACAATCAATTTTGATTTTTAATTACACGAAAAAATCAAAATTGAAATTTTTAATTACGCCAAAGGTGAAACGGCAAACTTAGTTGGAGAAAGCGAGGCCTCCCATACCGGACTGGACACGGAGGACGTTGTAGTTGGTCGCGAATAGGTGCATCGTGGTCTTCGCCGTGTTCTTAAGCGTGACGGAAACTTGAGCGTTGTCGATGCGGGAGAAGTTACACGTACCAGTCGGTTGGTGCTCCTCCGGTCGGAGCGCGAACGAGTAGCAGTAGATACCCGGGTACGGGGAACCGGAGTGGTGCATGTACGGCATGACTTGGTTGTAGAACTTGCCGTCTTGCGCCTTAGCCCGGTCCTGTCCATTCAAGACGAGCTTGAATTCGGAAAGCGGACCGTACGCGCCAGAGGTGCCTTCTTCAATCCAACGTTCCGTGGACGCACCGGTACCAACCGCGTAGAGCGGGGCACCAACTTGTTCAATCGGGACGAAGGCGTTGGAATCAGCGAGCGCCGTCGGGTCGGTCTCGAGGACGACGTCGTTGTTGGCGGCTTGGGCGGTGAAGTTCCACGCGGAGGCGTTGGCGACCGCACCGTCGTTGAAGCACCACACGAGCTCCTTCACCGGGTGGTTGTAGGAGAGGCGAACTTGCTTAGTGCCGTTTTGGGTCACCGTGTCCGTGCCGGTGTGCTGGGTTTGCTCAATGAGGTACTCGTGCGCCTTTTGGGAAAATCGTCGTCGTTCCTCCGTGTCGAGGTAGATATAGTTACCCCAAACCTTGAAAGTGGAGCCGTCGGTGTAACCGGTGAACTCAGACGAGAGGTCGAAGTCCAAACGAACCTCGTGGTATTGGAGCGCAATGAGCGGCAAAGCCAAACCCGGGTTGCGGTTGAAGAAGAAAATGAGCGGGAGGTAGATGGCTTGACCGGAACCGGACGTCATCTTACCCCACGTCGCCTTCTTGGAGGAATCGAGGTACAATTCCGAGTACAAACGCCACCACTTTTGGTAGCACTTGTCAATGCGCTGGCCGCCAATGGACAACTCGACATCCTTGATGGCGCGCTCCGCCGCCCACGCCGTGGCCAAACCACCGACGGAGGACGTGTTGAGGGACGCGGCAACCATCTCGACGTACATTTCGGAAATAAGATCGCCATTGCGAGCAATAGTTACACTAACACGACCGTTGTTGGCCGCGGTACCGTTAACCGTTTGTTCAATAACCTCCATGGCGAAGTTAGTGTGACGGCGGTAGACCGCGTTGAAGAAGGTGACCTTCGGGGACGCAGTGAGGTAGGTATCCTGGGCTCCGTAAGCGACGAGCTGCATAAGACCGCCCGCCATTGTGAATGTGTTTGTACTATACGCTGAGAAAATAATTTCGCCTGAGTATCCCGCATGTCCCCTGGATGCGTGATTTTTTCCGGTGACTTTTCTCAGCCCATGGTATAATGACGATTGTGGTCGACGACAAGGGTGCACGCATCGCTGATGAAGAAGACTTTGAGACGGACGACGATGAAATCGAGGAGGGGGAAATCGTCGAGGACACCGAAGACGAGGACTCCGACGACGAAGACGACGACGGGCTCGCCCCGTTCGAGGATCCGATGCAGGAGCTCGGCGAAATGTTGGCGTCCGTCCTGGCGACACCGGATGGGGACACCGTGTGCTCCGCCCTGGTCAATATCGGTAATCAAATCGAGAGTCAAAATAGAATCTTAATTAAAATTTTCACCGCCCTGAAAAATGTTGGGGCGAACTAAAAAAATCTCAAATAAAGGTACGGGTCGATTGAAAATCAAGAACAATCATGGTGGCGCCGACACACTTTATCGACAAAGATCCGGATCGTGGAGAGTCTGACATTCAGAGGAAATATAATAACATCCAGTCTCTCGACGCTGACAAAGTGATTCATGTCGTCACCATGATGGAGAAGAAATGGTACCTTACCACCGACATGAACAACCCGATCGCCGTGTCTCGCCTGGGACACTCCCAGTTTTTCCAACCGGAGCAGAGGGGTGAAGACGGGTTTCCCATCGACATCAAGATGAGCGTCGTCGACAACAATCGCGACCTGGAGATGAGGTACCTCAAGAGCCTCGGTGCCAGGGCGAAGGCGCTCGACATTGTGTCTTTCCTGGACGAGAAGGTCGAGTTGACCCTCGGCGAGCGCCTGTGCAGGTTGATCAAGCAGGTGGACGAAGGGTTCAAGAACGTCCGGTTCTACCACAAGGCGATCAAGCGCGTGTCCGACCCGCGGAGTCAACCGGACAAGTTCAACGCCGACCCGGAGTATTTCGATGCGAACCCGATGGACGAGGTCAAGTTGGGGGAGTGCAATCCCCACCAGAGAGCCATCGTGGCCTGTCTGAACGAATTGTACACCAAGGAGATGCGCCGGTACAAAGACAATTGCATGGTGCAGAGGAAAAGCGAGGGGCACTACACGCGGGCGTGGAAATCCACACACACCATCAAGGCTTTCGTGCACGAGTACGCCGACAAGGACGTGAACTTTGAATTCTGGAAAGACATCACCGGTAAGGGTCGAGGCATCGACGACGTCATCAAGCATCTCTCCTCGTGCATCGATTCACAATTTCCGGAGATCATCAAAGACAGGCACATGTGGTCTTTCAAAAACGGAGTCTTCCTGGGGAAGGTGTGGTGCCCGGAGCAGGGGGTGTACGACTGCAAGTTCTACCCATACGAGAGCAAAGAGTTCATGTGTCTGGATCCGACCAAGGTCAGTTGCAAATACTTTGACCAACAGTTTGAGGATTACAGTTACATGGATGATTTTTACCAAATTCCCACCCCCCACTTTCAGAGTATTCTGGACTACCAGGGGTTCGACGAGGACGTGTGCCGATGGATGTACGTCATGGGTGGGCGTCTGTGCTACGAGGTGGGTGACCTGGACGGGTGGCAGTGCATCCCCTTCCTCAAGGGGGTCGCCCGATCCGGTAAATCCACCATCATCACAAAGGTGTTCAAAAAATGGTACGAGAGCGAGGATGTGAAAACACTGAGTAACAACATCGAGTCGAAATTCGGCTTGTCGTCCATCTGTGATTCTCTGATGTTTATAGCACCTGAGGTGAAAGGTGATTTGGCGCTAGAGCAAGCTGAATTTCAGAGTCTTGTGAGTGGCGAAGACGTGTCGATCGCGGTGAAACACGCCTCAGCTCGAAGCATGGAGTGGAAGACGCCGGGGTGCTTGGGGGGTAACGAGGTACCGGGTTGGAAGGATAACAGCGGTTCTATTTTGAGACGTATTTTACCATTTAATTTTTCCAAACAGGTGAAGGACGCGGATCCCCACCTGGATGAGAAACTCAACGAGGAGTTGCCAGCCATCCTCCTCAAGTGCGTGCGCGCGTACATGGAATACTCACGCATGTACAGCAGTAAGGACATTTGGAACGTTGTTCCGCCGTATTTCAAGGAAATCCAGAAGAAGGTGGCCATGGTGGCGTCCGTGCTCACGAACTTTTTGGAACAACCCCAAGTCAAGTATGGCAAGGAGTTGTACATCCCCCAGAGGGAGTTCGTCGCCCTGTACCAGACACACTGTCAAGCGAACAACTTGGGTCGACCCAAGTTCAACGAAGACGCCTACGCCGGGCCGTTCTCCTCGCGGGATCTGGAGGTGCGCGTCGCGTCGCTCGAATACAGAGGCAAATTGGAGCCCATGCAACCGTTCATTTTTGGTCTGGACGTCGTAGAACAATAAAATGTTGTAGTATTACATGAGCAGAGGTGCACCCGCTAATTTAAAAAAATTCCTCGCCAACTCGAACGTCACAGTTGTGCGGGAAGCGCCGCGACGCCCAGTCGTCGTCGCCCGAAGAAGGATGGACACCCCGAGTCCGCCGTCGACGCCGCCCCGGCGCAACGTCACTGTCGTCGCGAGTCGAGCGCGCGCCAAGTCCGTGTCACCAGTGCGACCGAAGAAGACGGTCACCCCACGGATCGTGCGATCTGCTGAGAAGGCGTCACCGGTGAGAAAGATCTCCTCACCGAATCCCAAGAGTACGTCCCTCGTGTTTTCGCCACTCGAGTACAAACTGTTCAACGCGGTGTCCAAACCGGTGGCACCCACGAACGTCAACGTGAGCAGGATCAACGCCCCACGAAATTCCACGCGTCTCGTCAAGACCAGCAAGGGGTCACCGGAGTTCTTCTTCAAAATCAAAAAGATTCAGACCTGTGATTCGAAATTCAGGTGCACCCCGGGGGCGACGCACGTGGTGAAGATGTCGTGCGAGGCGATGTACAAACCATCAGACAAGAAGAACGTGGACGTGTACGTGTTTAAGAACGGCACGATTCGCCTCACCGGAAGCGTCCTGGGCACGAACATGGAATTCGTGAAAGACATCAGAGACCACATCTTGAGGTATTACGTGAAGACCACGCCCCACCGCCGGTTGGAGATCAATAACTTGAACGCACAATTCAGAATCAACGGGGTGTTGAGACCGGACTCCACCAAGAGAGTGCTGTTGCAGAAGAGAATTCCCTACTCGTACGAACCGGAGATTAAACAAAATTTCATCAAGCTCTCCTACGGGGGGCACAAGTTTCAAATTTGGTTCAGCGGTCTCGTGCAATTGTTTGGGTACAAATCCGGTGTGGGCGTGCAGAGGGCGTACACGGTTGGGAAACGTTTGATGCGCGCCCTCGACGACGCGGGCGTGGTCTCCGTCAGGGGTCAATACACACCGACCACGCGTTCCTCCAAGACCAAGACCAAGACCAAGACGGTCAATTTGAACAGCATGACGAAACAAGAACTGATCGCCCACGCCAAAAAGGTGGGCGTCACCCTCCCGAAACACATCGTCAAGGCGAACATCATCAAGCTCATACAATCGAAAGGCGCGTCGGTGGCGAACGACCTCAGGGGGATGTTTGGTCAGGCGTGGTTGCAAAAGTATGAACTCTACACGGTCATAGACTTTCCCAAGGATGTCGAGAAAGTCAAGAACCTCCTCAAACGCTCACCGGTGAACAAACACAGGTCTGTCATGCGCGCGTACGTGTCCAGGGTGAAGAAAAATAGAAAGGCGACTTACGAAAGTCTACTTAAAACCTTAAATAATGTTTTTAATAAGCGATGAAAACCCTCCGGTTCGTGAAGAGGTTCATCCGGAGACGTTTGTCGGACATGTGTGCCTACCACGAGGGCACGGGAATTGTAATAGATACTGTGGACGTCGAAGACGAAGATAATCTACAACTTTTGTACGAGTGCATCATCAACACGGTCATCATGTACATCAAACGAGGACGGGAGAGGGGGGAGGGAAAGATGTCACGGTTAGAGCAGAGCTACATGTTCACACCTGAATTTTACATCTCGGACGATCCACGGAAATACCTCGAAGAACATCGTGAGACTAACGATCATGGTCTCATCATGTACTGTTTGGAAAATTACGAAAAGATGGAATACGCGGCGCACCGGTTACAGATTATGTGCACCCTTGTGACCATTAACAACTTTAGAGATATGTTTTAATATCAACGTGTGTTCGGGGAAATTATATCTCGGGAACTCCTCCTTAATGGCGAGAGATACCTGTTGGGCTTTGCCGAGATGTGACACGCCCGTCTCCACGGACACTCTGTGCAGATAGTGCAAATAATTATCGAGTGCCTCGTACCGGCGGATCTTTTCCGTGGAGAGTCCGTCGGTCTTCATCTGTTCGACGATCGTTTTGGGGGGCTTCCGGTTCGAGTCCCACGTGAGAAACAAAACGATGAGTGCGAGGAGCCACCACATGTATTATTGGCGCAGATTTAATTAATAACCATTCCGTTGTTGTTGAAACGAATGTGCTTGCGCTTGCCTCCGCGGTTGTTGGCGTTGTTCTTGGCGTTGATGATTTCACACAACTTGCGCTTGGTGACGCGTCCCTTGATGGTCTTGGCCTTGTTACCGGCGATGTTCTTGAGTTGCGCCAACTTCATCGTCTTGCACGTCTTGGCCTTGTTGGTAATCTTCGGCGTGACGACCGGAGCTTGGGGGGTGGCATTCTTCTCCTTGATGATCTTGCACAATTTATCTTTTGTGAGCTTCTTGTTGTTCGTGTTCGCCAGGGTCATGAGTTCAGATTTTTTGTAGCTCATGCATTTCTTCTTACCAATCCTGTACGAAGACTTGCCCTCGATGCCCCCCTCGAGGATCAACTTATATTTGTTCATAGTTTTCTGATTGACGTTTCTTCGAGCGACCGTGCTTTTACGACGCAACCACGCGTTACCGGCCTCGGCCTTGTTAATGATGGCACTCAATTCGGCAATCTTCTTGTTCACGCGCTTGAGGACACCCATGCGGACATTGCGGTTGGGTTCCACGTTGCTCAGGCGCTTCGCGATGTTGACGCGCAAACGCTTCAAGTTCGCCGGAGGGGCGGCCGGTCGCGGGCCGATGAACTTATTCTTGAGCTTCTTGATGATCGACTTTTTCGCCGGCTTGTTCACCGGCTTGTTCACCTTCACCGGCTTGTTCACCGGCTTGTTCACCTTCACCGGCTTGTTCACCGGCTTGTTCGCCGGCTTATTGTTCTTCGGCCTGTTATTGTTCGCAACCTTCTTCAAATTGTTTGCGAGTTGCGCGTTGTTCGCGGCAACCTCCATCACCAAGTTGTTCATCTGCGCGGGCGTCGCAGAGTTGTTCTTCTTTCCGTTGATGGCATTTTCAACCTGCTTGGCGGTGGGAAGCTTCGGCTTCGCGCGTCCACGGCGGGGCGTCGTGAGCGTCTTGTTCACACGACCTTCCTTGACGGAGAGGCGCGTGCCCGAACGGGTCTTACGGTTTTGGGATCTGGTGGAGACCATGGATGTTGTTATAATTTATTACACAGAAATTATTTTCAAAACGTCGTTCACCTTGTGACAGATGTTAAACAGTTCCTCCTGAGTCTCTACTATGTTCGGTCGACAAATCTCGAGCTCGACTTGGTACACGTACGGATCCTCCGCGTCCAAATCCTGACACACACCGGAGACCATCGTCATGTCAATCTTGAGATTTTTTCGCACAAACGTGCGTCTCTGTTTGGAAACCTTGCGATCCATCTCGTATTGCCCCTCCACCGGAGTCTCCACCGAGACGCTGCACCGGAGGTCGAGGACGGTGGACGGTTCGAAAAAATCCTCATTCCTCACGAGTTGTTTCTTCACGGTCGTCTGTTGTCCCGTGTTCCCGTCCACGCTCAACCGAATACCCTCCGAGTCGTTGTAATAGCAGTCAGTCATGGAGAGGTAGTCGTTCTCCCATCCTTGGTACTGCACCAGACCGGCCATGATACCGTCCCACTTTTCCTTCCCCACGTTGGTGTCGAAAAATTTTCCATTGTACCTCCCGAACCGGAATTCGAACTCAACGTGCGGTGTGTTTTTGTGAGTCTCTAAGAGATCCCACACTTTATCCGTCACCGCCTGAATGTCAAACATGTTCTTACGAAATATACGTTTTAAATTTTTAAGTACACCAGGAGGGAATAGTCGAACCGCGGTTCAAACGTCACCGGTACCACCCTCTCGTCGTCGCACAGGTGCCACTGCTCTCCGTCGCGCACGAGTGCGACGTAGTGTCCACCGCCCTGCGTGCCCGCGTGTGCGCCCGCGGACGCGAGTCTGTACGAGCCCTGATCTGTCGTCAGTCCAGGTGGTGCCACGACGGTGCCTTTCCGGTCGAACGTGAACATGGCGACGTCGGGCATTTTTTTTATCATCCCACGAGTCGTCGCGACGTTGTGTGTTTTACCGGTATCATCGGTAAAGTCACTCAACACGCTCCACTCGCAACTTTTTTGGAGCATGTGACCCATGTCACCCCCACCCACCATGGGTAAGATGAGAACGCTGAAGGTGTCCTCGCGCGCGTTCTTCCCACCGGGGTATATCGTCTCCTGCACCCTCGTGCCGTAGAACATCTCCTTCATCTCCGGAAATTGTTTCTCCAATATGTCAACCACGAGGAGGAGGGTCTCCTGGAGATCGTTCTCTTCGAATTCCGTGATGCGTGGAAAATGTTTCTGAAAAGCGCGAAAGAGGGGCTCCGGGTCGAGGGCGTCCCCACCCTCCCGGTGTCTCGTGGCGAAATCCACCCACAGACGGGTGAACGCACAGTCCCCGTCGTACGTCTCCGGAAGGGGCACGGTGAGGAGGCATTGGAGGGCGCTCGAGAAATGACACGTGTTTCCTAAATTTTGTATACCCCTCATATTACACTTAAAAAGTCTTTCATCTTTATATCTTCCTTGATGTTCACGAGAGTCCTGTAGAAGGTTCTCCGGTTATTCGGATACGTCTTGTCGGTTCTGACGTTCGTGACTTTCCACCACATGGGCACATCCTCCGTCATGTATTGACATTCCACTATCATGTCGTCCCTGAACCACGGGTGATTCTCGCGACTGTCCGTCTCGTACACCAGTTGACCCCTCTCCTGAACGTACAATCTCCATAAACTCCGGTTGGCGTCCCACTTGAGTTGGAAATCCACGGTATTCTTTTCTTTCGGCTTCCACTTGAACATCTCCTCGTGTGTCCCCATCTTCACCGGACAGTTCACCGGTGTGAACACGAGACCGTCCACTTTTTCTTGCACACTTGGGAGGTAATCATCCATGAAGGATTGAAAATCGTTAATCGCGTGGAACGTCTTGACCCTCACCTTGTAGGGGTCGAATTTCATGGTGACTAGGGTTTTGGCAAATTTTTGGATGGAATCCAACCTCCGGAGGAAATCCCACCCGCCCACCGGACACGCCTCGATCATGATCGCGTCGTACACGAGGAAAGTCTTCTCGTACAGCTCTCCATCGAGAATCGTCCCCTCGTACGCCTGCTTGCGCGCGTTCAGGGGCACCGGTGTGACCCGGAAAGACCTGTCGACGAGCGCGGAGACCGGACGACCCGCGACCGTGGTGAAAACCAGAAAGTGCCTCACGCCGTCCGTTTTCTCACACACGACGTAATCGTTCCCCTTGAGGATTGGGAAATGTTTGAACTCGATCGAGACGGGTTGACACCCTGGGAAACGGTCGTCACGCACGCCGAAGACGCGCTTGACGTAGTCTATGACTTCTCGTGACATGGTGAAATAACAAGTGACGTCTCTAAGCTCTACGCGGTCGCCTTCACACCGGCGGCGTTCAAAATATTACTCACACACTCGTGGGCGTACGTCATGGTCAATTTGGCGGCGGTATACGCGTATATTTTCACCCCAGATTCTTTCATTTTTTGGAGCATGTCTTTGGCGAATACTTTATCGATTTTCTTCTTGACCGGTTTCACCATCATGAGCCACGCGCGCGCTGTCGTCGAGTGCACGCCGTGAATGTTTTCCGCCAACTTTTGTCCCGTGACGGCGGTGTCGAAATTCAAACCGTACTGCTCTTTGGGTTCGTCAACCCCCTTTTGCACCTTTTCTTTGAATTGATTCCAGTCCACACCGGGGAGGACACCGGGGAAGACGAGCACGTGACACCCCTCGTGCGGGAGGAGGCACTGGTCGATGGAGGGGTGATCCATGTGAATGCCGAAATCGACGAAGAGGATCCGGTCGACGTCTTTTTTCAAACACTGTTGGACAGCCTCCTGTTTCTCGTACGGGTCGTCGTTCACGAAAATAATCTCGTTGTTGTGTCCATGCTTCACACAGTTGAGGTTGAACCGGAGAATCGTGTGGAGAGTCTTGACGTGACAGGACTCCGACCGGGTGACGATAAGGGTGATGAACTTCATGTTTAATAACAATTTATGCACTCACGATTTTAAGTCTATCGTTGAGACACCCGGAGAAGGGTAAATTTCCAACGTGCCCCAAACTCGATTGGACGTCCGCGTAAATCTTTCCACCCATTTGTTGGTACCGTCGGCAAAATGCGTAATCCTCGGACAGGTACCTCTTCGTGTCCGGATCTATCATGCAGTCAAAGCACGCGTGATAGCGATCAAACGTCCTGTTTTGATGATCGTTTTGGCACCACAGCTCCGGGAACTTTTCTTCCATGGCTGTGAACACGCTCCTCTTTATCATCATGAATCCAGTCGGGCCATCGAGGATCTCGATGAAGCCGTTTTGAACCGGACGCGTCCTCGCACCGAAATTGAGCACCAAACTCGACGCGAGCATGTTCGGGTTCCTCTCGTCCCCATCGGCCACGGCTTTCGCAACCTGATCCCACATGATGCATTTCTTAGGATAGCAGGCGCACGACACGTCGTGATTACCCTTGATGAGTCTGAGAACGCTCTCCGGGTCGAAATCGATGTCGGCGTCGATGAAGAGGAACAGGTCTGCGTCGGTTTCCTGCATGAACCGACCGACCGCGACGTTTCTGGCTCTGTGCACGAGGGACTCGTTCTCGGTGGTATCGATGTACAGTTGAATGTTGTTGCGAATGAGCAAAAGCTGGAGCTTTATGATAGAAGCCATGTACTGTTTCAAACATAATCCTCCGTAGCATGGGGTGGCGAGGAAAACTTTGGTCGTCATAGTATTACAAAATTTTAGTTCACAGTCTCTAAGTGTTTGGATATGACCGGTTCGATTTTATTCAGGGTCGGAACAGAAACCTTACACGCCGTGCACACCTGCTGTTTGCTCAACCGATGTTTGAGGACGTGGTAAATGCACGCCGTGGCGATGCACTTGGGGGTCTTGCTCATGAGCGCCACGCAATCCTCCACCGAACGAGACACGTTCATGCAACGAATTCTCTCTTCCCTCGACACCTCAAAGTCATTCAGCATCCGACACACCAAGTCAGAGGGTCTCGTGACGAGGGCTTCTTGCGGCGGCGCCTCCTTCTTCAGCGTGTCTTTGAGGGCGTCTCGGAACATCTGCGTCGTCCTCGAGATGTCTTTCACCTTTATCTTAAACATCTCCGCGATTTCCTCCGGCGTGCGCGGATTGCTCGACATTCGACACGCCATGAGCACCGCGTTCGCCTTGATGCCCGTCCGCACGGCACCCCGAGTCAACTTGACCGAGTTGAACTTTCTGTACAAGATCTTCGCGTCGCGGAGCACCGTGTCTTGTATCGTCGGACACGCCTCGTCGATGTCGCGGTAGGCGTGGAAGAGCGAGCGATCCCTGTGGTTCATGGACATGTGGAACGAGATCTTACCCATCCTCCTCTGTTGGTACGACGATCCCCGGTTCGTCCCTATGGTCGTGCTCTTCCCCCAGTTTTGCGAAAACAACTCCGGGTCGGCGTTGGGGTTTCCACACCTCGCCGGATCCTTCGCCACGCCGTCTTGTGCACCCGACGTCCACTCCGGTGTGTCGCTCACGTACGACGATTCCACGAGACCGCAGTTCGTGCACGTGGGCATCCCGTCGCAAAATATTTTGTAGTGCCCCGGGCACCTCGGACATTCATTCGTGTTGTTTAATTTCTGTTTCATAGTCACAGTTGGCTTTTTAAGCTTTTCCAAGTCTGACCAAATTTGTGTCGCCAACATTTTTTTGGTACAAGTGGGGGTGAATTGTTTTTTTCCTGGATTACGCAGAACGTGAGTCAACGCAATCGGCACCGTTTTTCAATTTAACTCTTAAAAGAGAGACTTGAATTTCTAAATATCTATGGACTATTTCTATTTCAACGACGAGAAATTTCCCATCAAAGTCACACCGGAGACGATGGAGGTGACCCCGTACACGTTCCAACCGAACATGACCATGTGGGAAACACCGTCCATCCACCAATTCTTCTCACAGATCGATCCGGAGGGGGAATTCAACATCGCCGACGTCGGCGCGCAGTCCGGAAGCTACACCCTCTTCGGAAAGTACCTCCCGAAATCAACCTTGTATTCTTTCGAACCATTCAAGCAAAGTTATAAATGTCTCTCGGACAATATCGAATTGAATGGTTTGAAAAATGTTCGAACGTTTAACGTGGCTCTCTCGAACGTTTCCGGTTCGAGTGTCCTGAACACGTCGGCTGGACACAACGGCCTGCACACCCTCGGTGAGACACCCATGCGTTTCGACGACGTCGTACCGGTGGAGATTCAGACGAGAACCCTGGACGAATATTTTCACGACGCCGACCAACCCCTCCATTTCTTAAAGATCGACACCGAGGGGTGGGAGTTCCACGTCCTCGAGGGTGGCCGAAAAACCCTCGAAAAATATAAACCAGTGATTCAACTGGAGTGGGTTCCGGTGAACATGAAACAATGTGGTGTCAGTGAGGAAGAATTGCGGGAATTTTTGAAAAGCCTCCAGTACAAAGAGGTCAGCATGAGGGGTGAAGAAAAGTTATTCCGTTAATAATTGTTTCCGAACAACTCTTGATGATAAAGTTTTTGTTTCTTGTAAAAATTATTGAAACTATTGATGTACTTTTTTGGTATATTAAACTTTCCATCATTGTATCCGAGAGGTTCTCTAACGTAACCGTCACGCGGACTGTAATAACCAGTACCAGACTCACTTATCATATTTACAATTGCCCCACTTAACGGTGAACCAATCTTATTAGAATAATCCTGCAAAACCTCATCAAACGCCGCGAGTTTTTTCGCGGAAAGATTACTTTTACCGGAGGCGATCTTTTTTATGCGTGCAATGATTTGCTTCTCAGTAGGCTTCTTACTTAAGAATTCTTCTGCGCGTTTCACCTCCGTTTCGTAATTGTCACCTGCAACGGCCGGAGCCTTCTTGGCCGGAGCCTTCTTGGCCGGAGCCTTCTTGGCTGGAGCCTTCTTGGCCGGGGCCTTCTTGGCCGGAGCCTTCTTGGCCGGAGCCTTCTTGGCCGGGGCCTTCTTGGCCGGAGCCTTCTTAGCCGGAGCCTTCTTGGCCGGAGCCTTCTTGGCCGGAGCCTTCTTGGAGGGAGCCTTCTTGGCCGGAGCCTTCTTGGCCGGAGCCTTACCGAGTCTTCCGGCATTCTTGAACGCACGCTTACTGTATTCCGGATTCGACTTGCTCTGGACGCGACCGACAAATGTCAACTTTTTGGCGACGTCGTTCTTTGACCACCCGTTAGCGAGAGCCTTCATCAAAGCATTCAAACGCGCATTGTTGTTCTTCTTGAGACCATATCCATAGGCGCGCAGACTCAACTTTTTCTTGTTGACCGACGCCGAAGCCTTCTTGGCCGGAGCCTTCTTGACAGGAGCCTTCTTGGCGGGAGCCTTCTTGGCGGGAGCCTTCCTGGCCGGAGCCTTCTTGGCCGGAGCCTTCTTAGCAGGAACCCTGACCTTACGAAGGCGCGGGACGTACTTGACATCCTTAAGAGTTCTGACGAGACTCTTCTTCAAAACGGGCGTGCCCTTCCCGTACTTTTTTTCAAAGTCACGCATTTGTTGCTGTCTGACCTTCGCCAAAATTCCGTTGTACATTTGCTTGACCGTCTTGCCACGGACGGGAACTCGCAAAAGTTTCGCAGTCCCCTTAATGTTATAAATTTTCTTGTTATCCCGAAAACCCATGTGTGTTGTACAATAATAAGACATTTTTTTACACACTCCCATATTTTTCAGCCAAGTAATCAACCGTATCCTTGAATGAACGGGCACCGGCACTGCTGGGTTCCCACGCGTCCCACTCCCTGTCGATCGCGTCCGCGTTTTCCGGCACTTGCGCGCCCTCCGAGTCGTGGTCGGACACGATAAAACCGGACAGGGACGAGTCGTCCTCACTGTCATCGGGTGTCCACACATCGCTCCTGTCGTCCATCACGTCCACGTCGGCCATCTGGACGAACAGACGATCTTCAACCTCTCTGAATTCCAGATCTTCCAAGGTCGTCTCCGGATAGTGTTCGAGGAGACTCTCGTAAAACACACCCTGCATCTCCTCCTCGAGGTAGTACACCGTCGCGCTCTTGTACACTTTGTCCGTGGCCGTGAGGTACCGCACGCCGAGGACGTTACCGGTGTTCATACCGACCACACCGAAGAAGGTCTCTTCCACGCCGTCCTCCACCGCGAGAATTTTAACCACATCACCTGAAGAAATTTCATCCTTCACAATCATCTTGTCTTAAAATTTCCAGCCAAAAAATATTTACGTCTTTTACGGAGGTGTCAGGAGATGAAATTTTTTATTTTTTCGAAAAAGGGTTGTGAGTATTGCGATCACGCGGTCACACTATGTGAGTCCGAGGGTCTCGATTTTGAGAAGGTCATGATAGACAAGGAGGAATTGAAACGCAAGTGTGGTGGGGAGTTTGGACAGTATCCTCAAATTTTTTACGGAGAGAGGAGAATTGGAAACTATTTCGATTTTCAAGATTATTTGGAGGATGAATTCGAACCCATGTTGGCACCCACCCTCAACCGGTTCACGGTGTTTCCCCTCAAGCACCCCAACCTGTGGTCGCTGTACAAAAAGGCACAGATGAGCAACTGGACGGCGGAGGAGGTCGATTTCGCAAAGGACATGGAGGATTGGAAGGGGTTGTCCTCCGGTGAACAGAAATTCATCAAGTACGTCTTGGCGTTTTTCGCCGGTTCGGACGGCATCGTTTTCGAAAACATAAACAATAATTTCGCGGACGAAGTGCAATACCCGGAGGCGAGGTCGTTCTACGCCTACCAGTGTCACAACGAGATGGTGCACGGTGAGACGTACAGTAAACTGATCGACAAGTACATCACCGATCCGGAAGAAAAGAGGGAACTCTTCGAGGCGATTCAGACCATCCCGTGCATCGGCGAGAAGGCCAAGTGGGCGATGAAATGGTTCGACAAGGAACGCCCGTTCGCCGAGCGCCTCTTCGCCTTCGCGTGCGTGGAGGGCATCTTCTTCTCCGGTAGTTTCTGTGCCATCTTCTGGTTGAAGAAGAGAGGTCTCCTCCCCGGTCTGTGCTTCAGTAACGAACTCATCTCTCGGGACGAGGGTCTGCACCAAGAATTCGCCGTGGAACTGTACAAAATGCTCAAGGTGAAACCCGCACCGGAAACACTCCAAAGCATCGTCGAGGAGGCGGTGGCCATAGAGAAGGGTTTCATCTGCGACGCCCTCCCGTGCGCCCTCATCGGCATGAACGCGGAGAAGATGTCCCAATACATCGAATACGTGTCGGATAGGTTACTCAAATCGGTAGGGGTTCCACCGGTTTGGGGAAGCAGTAATCCGTTCGATTTCATGGAGAACATCTCCCTGGTCGGAAAGACGAATTTCTTCGAAAAGCGCGTGGGCGATTACGCCAAGATGGACGACGAAGCGTCCAACATAGGTTTTGATGAAGATTTTTAGTTCTTCTTGACACTCACGTTACTGCCGTCCGGACACTTGCACGACATCTCGTTCGCCGGCGCCGGGGATGGGCCGAGTTCGGCGCCCTGGAGATCGAAGGAGCCGAGGTCGAGGTCGGTCTCCACCGGGTAGAAGCTGAGGTCGGCGATTTCAGACGCGGAGATGTCCGCCTGCGCCTTGGGAGCCGGGCCGGCCGCCACGGGCTTCGGCTTTTCCGGAGCCGGGGCGACGACCTCGTCCTCCTTCTCCGGAGCTTCCTCCGCCGGAGCGGGCGCCGGCGCCGGAGCCTTCTTGACGGATTCGTACTTTTCCCGACCCTTGATGTTCATCATAGCCCAGACGACGAGCATGAAGACGAGGGAGTGCACGAGGAGACCCACCAGGGTCGGGTTACCGTTCGGAGACGCGATGCGCGCGCCGAGCACGCGACGCACGAAGAGGTAGGTTTGGGGATTGGCGACGATGAAGAAAACCAAACCGGAGATCGCGCTGGTGACAAACTTGTCCTGTTGACGGCGTCCATTGCAACCGCAACCACAGTCCTTGAAAAGACCCATTGTGTATATTACTACTAAAACATTTTTATTCTGGGGGTACGTCCGTGTACCCATATTTGTAGTGGGACGCCTTTCTCCACTTTCGCACGAGGAAATCGTACTCGTACACCTCCCACGCGTCCGGTGTGGGGTCGGTCTCCACGAGGAGGTTCTTATCGGCGTCGTACACCCGTAACACCGCCCCCTTGGCCGTCGTCAAGTCACCCGCCAAGGTATTGACGATTGCAATTTTGGTGTACTTTTTCACGGAACCGAGATCGATCTCCACAGAATTATTATTTTTCGTCGCCTTGATGCAGTCTGTACCGGTGCATTTCATGTCCCTCCGGAGCTTATCGAGAATCAAAATGTCTTCGACCACCAATTGCCGGGAGTCGTCGTCGTGACCGAACCACATGTGTTGCGCCTCCGTGCCCTTGAGTTTGACCTCACCCAAATCCGCGGGGTCGAAATCCGGTTCCTCCTCTGGGCTGTATTCCTTGGTGTAGACGTACGTACCACCGATCGCGGTGAAGAGGACGAGACCGATGCATAAAAACGCTACGATCAAGAACATCTGAAATGAGCGTACATTTTATTATCAACATCCCTCGTGTGGATCTTTGCTGGGATCCGCGCATCCCACCGTGTGTACGGTATCACCGGTGTCGTCTTCGAAAGATTTGATTTCCTTGTAGAAGAAACACTTGTTCCTCCAGTCGACTTGTGGGTGCGTCTCGTTCCTGTGACCCCACGCCACGTACCCCTTTTCTTTGGCCATGAGCCTGCATGCCTCTTGGTTTCCGGAATATTCATACCACGGTTCTTCGTTTACGTGTGGACTCACTTTCTCATACCCCTTCGCCACGACGGTGCCCTTGGGTAAGTCTGGTATGTACTTTTTCAAATATTCTTCAATTTTTTTAATTTCAGCGGTGGACAATTCCCTGTTGTAGATGAGAACCTCCTTGAGAAGGAAATCTGAAACCTCGCCGTCACCGCCCCAGTTTCCAGCCTTCGCCATGCCGTCGTTGATGGTGATTTGCGCCGGTGCCTCACCCCCCGAGTATCCAGGTTTCGTCTTGTCCACACCGTTGAGGCGGAAGAGGTTCTTCTGATCCACACCCATCAACATCGCTTGGCCACTGAGGTTCACCGGTGGATCTCCACCCACCCACGCACCGGTGCCGTGGTGCGCGACGCCCGCTTTGTTTCCGTGCCACCCACTGAGCCAGTTTACGTCACTACCATCGAAGATTCTCCCTCTCCTGTCTCCGTGGTATTTTCCGACGTACGCCAGCGTGTACAGTCCGTCTTCACCCATGCACTCCTTGGGAAATCGCATGCTCGTCTCGTGTGTTCCGGTGAGAGAACCCGCGGTGGATTTGAGTTCGCCATCGACGTCGACGTCGTTGCCCTCACCGGAGATGTCCTTCCACACCCCACCGGAGTACGAATCAGCTCGGTACCGTCCGGTGAGACCCTTTATGTCCTTGGGAAACGCGTCGTCGTCGTCCTCGGCACTCGGACTCGGTGAAGGCCCCGGAAACGTGAAGCACGCGTCCGAGTCGAAATCGTCGCCGTCGAGACTGCCTTTCGTGCAGTTGTTCGCGAGGATGCTCGAACACGACGACATGCAGCACAGACACAGCACCATGACGCACAGGGCGAACACGGCCACCAGGGCGTCCGCCATCTTACTCTGGTCTGAGATTTTTTCACAGACTTAAAGTCTCCCGGCTATGAATACACATACCAAGAAACAAAAATGTCGCAAGTCACTCAAACTAAAAACTTTCATCCCTCTTCCATCAGCTTCTCTAAGCTCCGCAAAAACAAGTCCGGTGGAAAGGGTGTCTACCTCCAATGCGACAACAAGAAACTCCTCCTTCAACTCCCATGGATGCGATGCCCGTTCGGTCTCTCTTCCTACACCGACGACGCGACCGGTCGAACGTCGTATTCCCTGGATCTCAGCTTCGACGAGTCGAACGAGAAGGCACAGGTGCTCAAGGAAAAATTCCAAGAGCTTGACGCCCTCATCGTCGACACCGTCGCGGCCAACTCCAAGGAATGGTTGGGAAAGGAGTTTGCGAAAGAGGTTCTCCAACAAGCCCTATACAAGCCCTTGGTTCGTCCTGGAAAAGAGGAGTACCCGTCCACCCTCAAGTTGAAGGTTCTCACGAACCGGGACGGTGGTTTCGTTCCCGAGGCGTACAACATGAAGCGCGAACGCATGCCGTTGGACTCGATTGAGAAGGGTCAGAGAGTCCTGTGCCTTGTCGAGGTGAATCAGATTTGGTTCATCGATAACAAGTTCGGGGTCACCCTCAGACTCCAACAGTTGTGCGCGGAGAATTCCCAAAAGCTCGCCGGTTTCGCCTTTGAGGGCGAGGACGTCCCACCCCTCGAGAACGGGGACGACGAGGAAGAGGTCGAGGACATGTCCGAGGAGGAAGAACTCGTAGACGAAGAATAATTATGTAAGTCTATAACATAAACAATCATGAAGCTTAACAATGCTCGTACCATGCGTATTCTCGCCCTCGTCTTCTTGGTCGTCATCGTGTACTGGTTGATGGATGGTTCCGACGCTTCCCAGGGTGCGTCCGGTTCGGGTGGCAAGTGGAAGGTGCTCGGCTCCATGTCGTGCGGTTACACTCGCAAGCAGTTGGACTACATGAAGGCGAAGAAGATTCCGTTCGAATACAAGGAGTGTCAGGGGGGTAAGTGTCCGGGTGTCGAGGCGTTCCCCACCCTCGTGTCCCCGACCGGTGAAAAAGTTGTTGGATACACGGAAATGTAAATAAAAGTTTCAGTCGTAATTTAATGAAATGAGTTTCATAGAGGTGTGTGCCGGTGCCGGTGGACTGTCATCTGGATTCATCAAGGCTGGTTTACGCCCATTACTCCTCGTCGACAACGATAAATGGTGTTGTGAGACCCTTAAAAAAAATCATGAACCATCCATCGTGCGATGCGAGAGCATGACAGACACAGATCTCACACCCTACCAAGGTCAAGTGGATGTATTGTGTGGTGGCATCCCATGTCAGAGCTGGTCGATGTCAGGTCAACGTGGTGGCTTTGAAGATCCACGTGGGAGTTTGGTGTATAGGTTCAAAGAACTGTTGCTTCAGTGTCGACCGAAATGCTTCCTGATTGAAAATGTCAAGGGAATGGTGAATCACAATGGCGGTAAATCTCTTAAGGAAATTTTGAATTTACTGTCGTGCGATGGCACGTACGATATCGTCTATAAAGTGCTGAATGCGAATGACTACGGAGTGGCGCAAAATAGGCACAGACTCATCATCGTGGGAACATCCAGGGGTCAATCGGCGTTCGAGTTCCCCGAACCGGTGGAACCCAAACTCGTTCTACGGGACGTTCTATCAAACGTACCTGAGAGTCCAGGTGTGAAATATCCTGAGAACAAAAAAAAGGTTTTGGACATGGTTCCTGAGGGTGGGTGTTGGGTTGACTTGCCCGAGGACGTGCAGAGGGAATACATGGGCAAGAGCATTCACTCAGGAGGGGGCAAGCGGGGCGTGGCTAAACGTCTGTCCATGTCGAAACCGAGCACGACTCTCACGTGCAGTCCTTCACAGAAACAAACGGAAAAGTGTCATCCACTCGAGACACGACCCCTGACGACCAGGGAGTACGCACGGATTCAGTCGTTTCCGGACGACTATGGGTTTTCCGGTTCGGTCTCGAACGTTTATAAACAAATTGGGAACGCCGTTCCGGTGAACTTTGCGTATCACATCGGCGTGTCACTTAAAAAATTTACTTCGGGAATATAAGTGACGATGCTCGTCCAAAAATTTCATCTGCTCGGCCTCAAACCGTCTCGCGGTCTCCTCACTATCATAGACAGGAAGGGGTGTCCCCGGTACGTGTGCTTTAAGAATAAAAAGCACGCCTCGGAGTGCATGAAATTTTTGAATGGGTACAGGCGCGTGTACGACCAATGGCCACACCTCGATTTCTCCGTGGAGGACGTGCGTTTTCTGACACCAGACAAGTCCGATCACAAATTGATCCTCCACACGTTCTCCGAGAGGGAACTCGATTTCATCGCCATGTACTCCAGCACGGCGTTTCTCATGATTGAGGAGTTCACCCTGAAAACGACCGGTGAGGGAGACATCCCGTGGCAGGTACATTTTGACGGTGAAGAGACCGAAAAGGTCGTCAACAAACACATGTTCATTACACAATTGGAGGCGAGTGTGAAAATAGTTTAGGCACCGCGGAGAATCACCAAGCTGATGCTGAGGAGGAAGGCGTCGGACAAATTCGAGATCGGGCTCAAGACGTTAATGTGCTTCACGAGGGAACGGTTCCACAAGAATCGCAACATGAACGTGCTGATGAGGAGGGTCAGGAGCATGAGGATGAGTTCGGTGACGGCGTCGGACTTGTTCTTGGTCTTGACGATTTCTCTGAGCATTCTGATTTATAATATACTGTAATATAATAAATGCCACCGAAGAGACTCCCCACGAGTGGCTCAGAGCACCGGTTCACCCACCGCCTGTGGGGATCCAAAGTTGGGATCGGGAACAACAACTGCATGGCCTACGCGTTTCACGACTTTGAATACTACAGGGGTCAAAAGTCCACCCCCGGTGACCGAACCGGAAACTCCAACAACGGTCACTCGTACACCCACTGTCGCGGGATTCCCCAGAAAGTCCTCGGTGACAACCCAGGGAAGGTGTACATGGTGAACCCGGACAAGAGGTGCAAGCAGGGCTATTACAAAGTCATGCTCTTCGTCGCCCCGTCCCCGCCGGGCGCGTACATTCGCCAAGGGGATTTCCACTGGTACAAGCAACACAACACCGTGGAATACAAAATGAAGGAGGGCGACACCGTCACCTCGATGGCGCGATTTTTCGGTGTCTCCCGGAGCGTCATTCAAAACGCCCTCGCCAAGCGTCGCCTAAAGGCACCGAAGAAGGGTCGCGTCATCATCTTCAAGGCCAACGTGTGGAGCCACAAGCGCGGGTGGGCGACGGAGCCCCTCCTGGTGGACGCCAAGGGCAAGGCTATCTTCGACCCCCGGCGGGCTTCGAGGAATTACGAAGGCCTCAACTATAAGAAATTCTGTTCAGCCTTCTGTGTCAAGAACAAGGGGATCAAGGTCGGAAAGAGTCATCCCCAGCTCCTCAAAAAGAGTGTCTAGATCCACGACCTCGTCGAATTCAAAGTCTAAATCAAAGGTGTCGAACAGTTCAAACACGCTGGTATTCGACAGGGTGAGATTGTTGGACACACCGGTGAGATTGTTCGTCACTTGTATGGTCACGTGAAAATTCTTCGCGTTGAACACCTTTCGACACACCGGACACGTGTTCTTCCCCTTCTCTTCCCATTTTTCCAGGCAGTGCGTATGGAACGTGTGACCACACCGAATTTCCCGTGTGTGGCGCGTGGTCTTCACGTCGTTGAGGCAGATTGCACACGTCTCCATGTTACGTCCTGGAATAATGGTTTGTTTTTTTAATTGAAAATCTAATACATCTTTCGGAGTTGTTGACCGAGCACCGGCATGTCACAGTTCGTGCACGAACCCGCGCCTTGCGCTTGCGCTTGGAGTTCGTTCACGAGGGACGGGCCGCGCTGTTGGAGGAGTTGACGGTACGCGTAGTTGTCTTCCATCGGGATGCCATTTTGTTGCATGACGAAATTGTTCACCAATCGGGAGGAACCGGAAAAAGTGAAGCAACGCCCATCGGCCATACCGAGGCGTTGGGACATGATTGTTTTATTATTACTACATTAGAAATTTTTTATCTGACGATTTTCTGTGGTGTGCATCCAACTGTGATACCCGGTGTCCCGGAGGTACTTGACGAGGTCGGGGGATTTGTATCCGAGGTAGTCGTCGAAGGTTTCCACTTGGTCGCTCCGGGTCGTTCGAAGTTCCTCCCCGGTGTTGATGTGACTCACGATGATGTTGTACGCGAAGGCGATTTCTTTGAGGGTCTCGGCACCGGTGATGATGATCTTCCCTGTTGAGAATATCGAACACGTCACCTGTTTCATGTCCTCGGCCGGTTTAAATTTCACCTTGACGGCACTGTACCTGGAGGGTTCGAACTCGGTCTTGAAAACCTGCGACTGTGAGAAATGTTCGGAGACTCGAATCAAATTCAGATTATAGTTCAGACTGAAATTGGAGTTTATCATCGCTATCCGGAATTCCTCCAAGGGGAGGTTTGATTTCAGTAAATTTTTGACGATCCACCGGATACCCTTGACGATCTTGCAACAGTCAAACAAGTTTCGAGCCCCCGCGATCTGCACCGCCCCGTTCGGGAACATCTTGATGCTCTTCGTGCTGACGTCGGTGTACGTGAGGGTGATTTGATTGTAGAACGTCGTGCTCTCCTTCCACGACCACGTGCACGGGGCGCCACCCTTGGACGATCTCAGCGTCACAGATCCCAAAGTTTTAAATATTTCCTTGAGTCTGTGGACGTCGATCTTGTCCGGAAACTTAGCGCAGAGCGTCATCGTGGTGATTTTGATCCACGAGGGACGCACGTCCTCCGGTATCGCGTTCCTGAACTCATCGACGGTGAGCAGGAAGGAGAAGGACGTGTTCGCGATCGAGGAGTACGTCGTCGCGGGCATGCGTGGAATTGTGGTGGGCTTAAAAAGAAATTCCACATAAGTAGTTAAAAATGGCGGCTTTTTTAAAAAATGCAAAGCACACGTACGACGTCGAGAGCAAACTGCACTACATCGCCATCGAGTACTGCCAATGGAACAACAGCGCGTTCCGGTACATGCACGGCGTGGAGTACCTCCAAACGAAACCTATCGGGACGTGGACGGAGCTGACGTCCCTCCGGAAGCACCTCCCGTACGATAAATTTCTCGACACCATGGTCGAACAAACCCTCGAGGTGCGACGACGCAAGGCGTCCCTCGGCGTGCACGCCCTGGTTTTGTGCTCGAACCCCACCATGTCGGTGAAATTGTGGTTGTTGAGTTGCATGAAGATTCTCGACCCGACGTTCAAACCCCCCTTCATCAACACCCGCGCCGCCTGGCAGAGAGAACTCGTGGATTGGATGCTTCGGGATACAATTCACGACCTCATCGAGAGGTGTTACAACGAGTCGAGACTCGACAAGTTTTATCACGTCACGCAAATAATAAAAGTAGAATCACAAGAATAAGAATTAATAACCAACTCACTTTCATCGGATTATTTCGCACGATCTCAGTCACGATCTTTTTTCTCGGACTCGGCGACATCCTGGCGCACCCACTGGTGTACCCCAAGTCCACGTTTCGCTTGGGGTGCAACGGGCGCTTGAGGGCGCAGTTGGGTTTACCGGGTCGACACAAATCGACCGTCCGGTGACCGGCGGTGATGGCCACGTCACACATCGGCGACCGCTCCTGTTCCGGAACGCCGTAGCCCTCCGGACGCACCTCTTGGGTGAAATCGGCAAAGTGACCGATCTGACGCACCGTACCCGGAAGGGACATCTCACCCCCGACGACGTACGGGTTCACGTCGTTGATCGTGTTCTCATCACTGAGCATTAATTGACTCATGCTCCTTTGAACTTACGTGAGAATATTTTTTCGAGTGCAATTTGTTCCGGTGTTCTGTCCACATTTCGTCAAGGTCGATCTGTAGAATACTACTAATCTGAAACAAATATGAAAAAACGTCAGCCATCTCTTGACGGACATCGGTTCCCCTGTCCTTTTTCAGACCGGTCTTCTTGAACGTGCGTTTCCACTGACGGATGGCCGACGCCAATTCCCCGAACTCCTCTGTCAACAGCAGCCACACGGTGTCCACCGGTACTTTGTCCCACCCCTTATCCCTGCAGACCCTCTCAGTCTCCTGTTTATAGGAGTTTAGACTCATCTTATCGTATTGTGCACCAAAATCTTTAATTACATCCCAATCTTGTCGTTGATGTCCATTTTCTTACCGAACGTGGAGGTGTTCAGGGGACGATCCATCGGCTCGGCCGTGGTCTCGATGTCCCGAATGTAGTTCACGTACTGAGCCACACCGGTGCGAATCGTGCGAACCGCCTCCTTGATGACGATCGAGTTCATGAAGCGCACCTGTTCGTTCACGTTTTGGAAGTGGTCACCCGCGTTGGAGATGAAGACGGCGCGCATGAGGACGTAGACGTCGTTCGGGTTTTGGTAATCGATCCGGATGCCGGTCTCGTCCTTGAACGCCTGCCGGATGCCCCGTTGGACGAGGTTCATGTTGAACTCGGAAAAGTACAGACTGTTCAGGGGGGTCGGCGTCTGCTTAATCGAATCAAGATTCATATTGATATAGTCTGATAAAATAAAATTCTCACGGTACATTAATGAAAGTCCATCTCTACAATTTCGACGAGGCCTACGACAAGCCGGCGAACATCGACGACTCCCCCCTCGCCTGTCAAGCGCCGACGTGCTTCGTCAACTCCTACGCTCCGGTGAGCAAGGCTGGGACGCTCGGCACGTTCAACAACAACACGTATTTCCTCCAACCCACGAGAAAGTTTGAACTCGTCGGGGCTGTTCCGGTTCGATCTGCGGATTTCAAATGCACTTAAAAAATCCACGACATAGTAGAATAGTAAATTAGTATGAGGGTCACGAAACGTTCTGGTAAAGTTGAAGATGTTCGATTCGACAAGGTTGTGACACGAATCTCCAACTTGACCCACGGCCTCTCACCGGTGGTGGACTCGTCGAAAATCGCCCAGCAAGTCTTCTCCAGCATGTACGACGGCATTCACACGAATGAGATCGATACCCTGTCGGCGGAGATTTGCGTGGGGATGATCACGAGCGACCCCGACTACGAGACCCTCGCGACCCGGATCGTCGCCTCGAACATCCAGAAGACCGCGCCGAACAATTTCCACCTCGCCATGAAGAAACTCCGAACCGCCGGGGTCGTCACCGATGACGTCGTCAAGGTGGCCGCCCTGGTGAAGGATAAAATTCTACCGGAGAGGGACTTTGATTTCGGATACTTTGGCCTGAAGACCCTGGAGAAATCATACCTCCAAAAGGTGGATGGGAAAATCATCGAAACTCCCCAGTACATGTTCATGCGCGTCGCCATCGGCATCCACGGCGATTCGGTGGATGACGTCCTGGACACGTACGAATCCATGTCCAAGGGATTGTTCACCCACGCCACGCCCACTCTCTTCAACGCCGGCACGCCGAGGCCACAGATGAGTTCGTGTTTCGTCGCAGGTACACCCGTGTTTACCACGAACCGTGGCGTCGTTCCTATTGAAGAAGTGTGTGTCGGTGACAGTGTCGTGACGCATACCGGATCAATCCAACCGGTGTTACAAACACATAAAAATCATCTCGGTGAACGAGCCTTGTATGACATAAAAGTATACAAAACTCCCTCGTTGCAGGTGACAGGAAATCATCGATTTTGGTCTATGACGAAGGAGCAACTCGGTTGGAAAGAAAAACCGCAATGGAACAGCATCGAACATCTCCGGGTAGGGGATTGGATATCGATTCCAAAATCAGATGCATGCACCGTTCATGAAATGATTGACATGTACGAGATTCTCAAAGATGCTAATTCACATGAAGAGTGGACGTACACATTTGAATTTGAAGGATCCAAGATGCGACGGAACACCCATTTCACAAGTGACTATCGACCGAACGGTATTACGAAAAAAGGTGAGTGGTTTGAACGTTACGTCAAAGTTGACACGGATTTTGCCTGGTTTCTCGGTGCTTGGTACGGAGATGGTTGCATTCTGACTGGGCGAAGTGGACACAAGCACGACAGAGCACCAACTTACCGGGGTATCGCGTTCGCACAAAACCCAAACAATACTGAATTTGTCGACGAAATCGTGAGAATTGGTCAGAAATACCTTGGAGTCCATGGATGCATTTCCAAGTCAAACTCTCGAAATTGTATGTCGATTATTTTTTCCAACTCTGCCATCGGACATGCATTTGCAATTTTGTTTGGAAGGTGGTCGAGTGGCAAGTTCTTGTCGACATTCATGTACTCGTGGAGTCGGGACATGGTCTGTGCACTCGTGGGTGGATTCGTAAGCAGTGATGGGTGTTGCACCTTGAACGGTGGAATTGTTTTGCAAATGACGAACCAGCCACTGATTCAATCTCTGTTTCACCTCACGCGTTCCGTTGGTTTGGACACGTCGATGACCAAGATGCACAAACCATACAAAGAACGTGTTCAAGCGATTGGACGTATGCAAATTCCGTGGATTCCTGAAATCATGAGATGGGTCAAAAAGCATTACGATGATGATAGACTTGATAAAACGGAACGAGCGAACACCACTCTCGAGATTGATGGACACATTTTTCTTCGAATCAGTTCTAAAACAAAAATTCAAGACGAACTCCCACAATTTGTTTACACGTTGGGTGTGAAAGACGATCATTCGTATTCAGTCGCGGGATTGATTGCTGAAAATTGCTTCCTGGTGGCGAATAAAGATGACTCGATTGACGGGATTTACGGCACTATCACCGAGTGCGCGCAAATCAGTAAGTGGGCCGGGGGCATCGGTGTGCACATCCACGACGTGCGGGCGAATAAGAGTTACATCCGGGGAACGAACGGGGCGTCCGACGGTATCATCCCCATGTTGAGGGTGTACAACGCCACGGCCAGATACGTGAACCAAGCCGGTAAACGGAAGGGTTCGATCGCAGTCTATCTGGAACCGTGGCACAGCGACATCATGGAATTCCTCGAATTGAGACTCAACCAAGGAGACGAAGAGGCGCGCTGTCGTGATTTATTCACGGCCATGTGGATCCCCGACCTGTTCATGAAGAGGGTGGAGGAGGATGGGGAGTGGAGTCTGTTCTGCCCGGACACGGCCAAGGGGTTGGCGGACTGCACCGGTGAGGAATTCGAGGCGCTCTACAGAAAGTACGAGGAGGAGGGACTCGCGAGGCAAACCGTGCCAGCCCAAAAGGTGTGGAAAGCCATCCTCAAGTCCCAAGTGGAAACCGGTACGCCCTACATGCTCTACAAGGATGCCATAAACGAAAAGTCCAACCAAAAGAATCTCGGTGTCATCAAGAGTTCCAACTTATGCAGCGAAATAGCAGAATTCACGGACAAAGACGAGACTGCCGTGTGCAATTTGGCGTCCATCGCCCTCCCCAAGTTTGTCAAGGACGGCGTGTTCGACCACGAGGGTTTGCACGCGGTGTCGAAGAAGGTCACCAGGAATCTCAACCGGGTCATCGATAAGAATTTCTACCCGGTGGAATCCGCGAGACGTTCGAACATGAGGCACAGACCCATCGGCATCGGCGTGCAGGGATTGGCGGACGTCTTCATCCTCATGGGTCACCCCTTCGACTCACCGGAGGCGAGAAAATTGAACGCGGAGATTTTTGAAACCATTTACCACGGCGCCCTCGAGTCGAGTCACGAATTGGCGGTGGTGGAGGGTGCGTACGAGACCTTCGAGGGGTCTCCGTTTAGCCAGGGCATCCTGCAGTTCGACATGTGGAAGGGCGGTGGCGAGGGTCTCCTCTCCGGAAGGTACGACTGGGACGCCCTCAAGGAAAAGGTCAAGGGGGGTGTTCGCAATTCCCTCCTGCTCGCACCCATGCCCACGGCGAGCACGGCACAGATTCTCGGGAATAACGAGTGTTTCGAGCCGTACACGACGAACATTTATCTCCGGAGAACCCTCGCCGGTGAGTTCGTGGTGGTGAACAAGCACTTGGTGAAGAATCTCCAAGAGAAGGGTCTCTGGTCGAAGGAGATGAAAGATTTGATGGTCAAGGCGGGCGGAAGCGTGCAAAACATCGTGGACATTCCACCGGATACCAAGGCACTCTTCAAGACGGTGTGGGAGATTTCCCAAAAAGTGGTCATCGACATGGCCAGAGACCGGGGACATTTCATCGACCAGACGCAGTCGATGAACCTGTTCATGGAGAGTCCGACCTTCGCGAAATTGAGTTCGATGCACATGTACGCGTGGAAAGCCGGTCTCAAGACTGGGATGTACTACCTCCGTTCGCAACCCAAGGCGCGACCGATTCAGTTCTCACTCGAACCGGACTGCGTCGCCTGTAGCGCTTAAAGTTTTTAATCCATATCTATGAAAGAACCATGAAGTTCACCGAATGCCTCGATGCGATTAAATTTCAACCGTACAAAAACAAACGCTTCGTCGTGTCGACCCACGAGGACTCGACCATGAAGATGCAATTGCCGAGGATGTACATGCCCTTCGGGATCAACGCGTGGACTCCGGAGGTCGGGCCGCCCAAGTACAACATCGATTTCGCCATGAACGGGTGGGACGAGGACGGGAATTACGTGAAGAAATTTTACGACACCATCGTCGCCCTCGAAAACAAAGTCCTCGAGCACGTCACCGAACACTCGGAGGAAATCTTTGGGAAGAAGATGGAAAAGGACGAGTTGTTTCCCCTGTTCAACTCCAACATCAAGGAGGGTGGGAACGGGTACGCGCCAAAGTTCCGGGTCAAGGTGGACGCCACGACCACGGATTTAGTCAAGGCTGACGTGTTCGACCCTGAAAAGAATCGCCTGACGGACACGATCGAGAACGGGTTGTATTCAAGAAATAGTGGGAGGGCGCTCGTGGAAATTGCGAGCGTCTATTTCTTGAACAAAAAGTTCGGAGTGACGTACAAATTATCACAACTCATGGTGTATCCACCGGAGAGGCTCAAGGGCTTCGCTTTCGACCTTTCTGACGACTAACTTGTAATACATGGTAAATCGCTTGGGCGTCAGTCAATAGTTTTCCCTGAACGCGCATGAAACTCGAGGGATCCTTCCCGTGCTTGAGCTTGGCGAGGCGCACGGCTTCTGACCAGAGAGCGACAGTCATTTAATGGGGTGCAATATTTTTTTTAATGTCCAGACTTACCGGTGGAGTTGCCCGAACGAGTGCCTTTCATGATGCGTTCGAACACTTTCTTCGCTTCGCGGTATTGCTTCGTACCCTTCTTCGGAACGAGGGTGAACTCACCACGCGAGTAATTACGACCGACGTGTTCGACGGCTTGGCGCCACGCGCGAAGCGCCTTGAGCGCCTTCGGGGAAACCTTCTTCTTGTTATTAGCCGGAGCCATTGAATTGTTTTGTATTATTACAGTAGAATTTATTTTTTTACTCACCGAGGTAATCGTCGTCGGAGTCCTCCTGGATCTCACACGGCAGCTCCTTCCTGGGGCGACGCTTCACCTCCTTCTTGGGGGGTTCCTCGATGCCGTGTTCCCTATGGTACAGCACCTTGTCCCAGAAAGCGCGCATGATCGGGAGGTTCGTCTCGAACCATCCCCTGTCCCTCTCCACCTCGGTCACCACGAACTCCTCTGGATCCGGCCAATTGAATTCCGCGGGCTTGTACTGGATGAAATATGCCTTGGGGAGGTCGAGAATTTCCATACACAGTTGGAGTTGTGGCATGTAGTGCTCCGGAACCTCCGGAGTTATTTGTCGCATCATCGGACATTTGATCTCCACGAGGCAGTTGGATTCCGTGATGCCATCCGGTGACCCCCCGAGCCAGTCGTGCTCTGGGTGTGGGCACAGACCTATCTCGTGGACGACCTCGTTGTACCTCTCCTCGAAGAGGATCCTCGCCTCGTCCTCGTACTTTTCACCGTGCCTGGTGGCTTCGTTGCCCGTGAATTTTTCCCCCTTCCCACACTTTTTCAAGAGGAGTTGGTGTGGTGTCTCGTACTTATTGCATCCGATAGCTGAGGCCGCGTCAGATGCAGTAAGCATATTGCCACGTAACCGGAGCCATTCCTCAGATTTCTGGGCGGCATAGACCCGGTCGATGAGTCTCTTCACGTTCGGGTGCATGTTACTACGTTTTCGCGTGTCATTTTTAAGCCATCGTGTGGATAGAAGAAGGCCTTCGCCGCGTTCTGTTCCGCCTGTTTCTTACTCTTCGCGTACCCGCTCCCCACGCGCGTGCCCTGGACATAGGCCTCTATGTGAAACACCCCGTCGATGTGACTCTGCATCCTGTAGTCCGGGAGTTCGAAATTGTTCGTTTGACAATATTTCATCAGGTGATCCTTCCAGTTATCGTCGTTGTATATGATGGACAGGTTCACCAGTTGCGGGTTGTTGTACACCCTGAGGACGAACTCCTTCGCGTGCAGGAGACCGAGGTCGAGGTACAGGGCACCCACGAGGGCTTCGAACACGTCCTCCAGTATCTTCGGGTTCATGAACCACCCGTTGCTCATGCCCTTGGCGTCCATCTGGACGAACCGGTAGAGTCCCAGTTTCTTGCTAATGTCAGACAGGGTCTCGTGCCTGACGAGTTTCGTGCGCGCCTTGGTGAGGAAGCCCTCCTGCTTCTCCTCGAACCGGTCGAATAAAAATTTAGTCACGACGAACCCGAGACACGAATCGCCTATGAATTCCAAAGTCTCGAAGCTCTGTTTGGTGGGGTCTTCCTTCAGTTTGCTCTTGTGGGTGAACGCTCGTTGGTACAAACTCAAATCATTGATTTTTGTACCAAGGATTTCTTCAATCGAAGCCCTTGTGAGTTCCATTATATATTAGTAATTACAAACATATTTCTTAAGCCTTAATGTAGTGCGGCGAGAGGTACTTTTGGAGGTTGAGGAACGTCACGACGACATCCGCCGGAGGCTTGAGGAGGTTTCGGAGGGCGTCGTCCAAGACGATTTGGCGACCGTTCTCCGGGTGCTTCAAGCCCTTGCTGGAGATGTACTCGTTAATCTTCTTCGTGACCTCGGAGCGGGAGATGAGCTGATCCGGTTGGAGACCCAAGAAGTTGCGGAGCTCGTCGTCGACCTTTTGCTGACGGTTGAAGCCGTTGTTGGACGCTCGCGCCTTCGCCTTGGAACCGTCCGGGTCGTCTTGCTTGGCCTTGATCTTCCGGCAAAGCTTGGCGAGGGACTTGACCTCGGAGCGGAGGGCGGTGATTTCTTGTTGAAGGTTGAACTCGGTTTCCGTGGACATCTCGGGCGACTTATATCTTACCTACGTGTGGTTCCTTTAAGCCATGAACATCGTGCTCAGGACGAGCAACAAAAGTAATATAATCTTAAGGTAGGGTGGGGGTTTGCGGTAGATGTCCCGGACGTCGACGATCCGGTACGGTTTTTTCCCAGGGCCAGGACACCCCCCGTCGCAACAACGGTCAGGGAACCGGTAGACTTTGTCACCGATCTGCTTGCCACAGAATTGGTGTCGGTCTGGGTACAGAGACTCCGATCGGGCGTAACATTTACACCCCTCACACGTGTTCATTACTGTAATTAAAGAAATGATTTCATGGTAATGTATATGATTTCTTTCGGAGAACAACCGGTGAAAAATGAAGAGGACGGCATGTACTACGTGCGAGCCTCCAGGGAAGGGAAAAAAGTTTTCGTCCAACTGAATAAGGTTCAGGTGGAGTCCGAGAGCGCCGGTACCGTCGCCGTCGCCATCGGTGAAAACAACACCCCCAAGGTCGAAGACATCGACGCCCTCGTGCTCGCGACCGCCCTCGAAAACTCCAACGCGTGGTTCGGTCGGGAACTCACCGAGGCCGCCATCGCCAGTGCGTACACCAAGTCCACCCTCGAGGGGGTCTTGGAGGTCGATCGCATTCACCACACCAGGGTGTTCGACGCCAACCTCGAACCGGTGGCGTTCGCCGAGATTCAGGCGGGCAAAAAATTAAACATCATCGCCGAGTTCGGGGGTCTGTGGTTCGCCAAGAAAACCTTCGGTCCGGTGTGGAACCTGGTTCAAGCCAAGATTCACTCCAAGCCCCCACCGGAGTATCCAGAAGATCCAGCTTTTGAGGAAGAAGAGTCCTAGAAAAAATATGTTTTGGTAATAGTATAAAATGAAGAAGGGACTCTCGAACTTTTTGATGGTCGTCGCCGTCGGTGTTCTCATCTACTTGCTTTTCTCCGCCAGCACCAGCTCGTACTCCGTGACCGAGCGCTCCTTCGCGTCCGTCGGCCCGAGCGCCGGCCCGTCCGCGATGCGCCCGACGTGCAACATGCAAGCCGGCAACGGTCTCGCCAGCGCGCTCTTGCCGCGCGAGGTCGCGGCCTCAGAAGACTTTGGTGAGTTTGCCCCGCAGGACATCCTCAAGAACCAGTCCTTCCTCGAACCGAGAGCCCAAATCGGCTTCCCGGAGACCGTCGGTGGCGCCTTGCGTAACGCCAACCAACAAATTCGCGCCGACCCGCCGAACCCGCGCCAAGAGTACACCTGGCACAACTCGACGATCGTGCCGGATTTGATGCAGCGCGATTTGGTGTAGATTTAAAGATTTGATACAAGTACTACTAAGAAAATGTCCGCTCCAGAAGAACTCTCTGATACCGTGAACAAGTTGGTGGAGATCACCAAGCAAATCGCCGAGGCGAGGGCCGACATCAAGGTGCTCACCAGCGCGGAGAAAGCCCTCAAGGAGAAGGTGAAGGGGTCGATGGTCAAGAACGGCATCGACACCATCAACCTCAAGAAGGGAAAGATCAGCGTCAGGAAAACCACCAGGAAAGCGTCGATGACCAAGAAGACCGTCGTCGCCGGTCTCTCCGATTATTTCGAGGGAGACGAGAAGAAGATTGAGGAGGTTCTCAGCGCCATCAGCGAGCACTTGGAGACGAAGGAGTCCACGTCCATCAGCATGACTGGTGTTAAAGATAAAAATTGATAATCAGGTAATATAATGGTTTGGTCACAGTATGTGTACGAAGCCACCGCGGGCTTCGACGTCGCCTCGAGCGACGACGATTCACCGGAATCCACCGAAAAACGCCTTCTGAGTATACACGATTTTCAGGACGAATACTCACAAGACCTTTGGTACCTGTGGGACACCCTCCAAGAGGTGCTCTACGACGCCTTCGTGCACACGACGAGTGATTTCAACGATCTCGTCGAGTTGTGTTACGTGTACGAAGAGGACGATCCCACCCAACCCGAACCGGAGGAGGAGTTCCTCGACACCTACAAATACGCGTGGATGATCCTCCGGAGGAGCGACACCGAGGGACTCTTGAGGGACGTCACGTTTCAGAGGTTTTGCAGGTTCCTGAACCTCGAGGAGGGGAATTTTAATTCTCGGAATGTATTATAATGATTGATATCACCAGTTCCAAAGTCGTGACCCCGGTGTCGCTTTTTTTGGCGCTCAGCCCGGGACTGTTGTTGACGGTCTCCGGGTCGGGCGTCGCCTTCAGAAACGGACGCACGGGTCTCGTTCCCATTCTCGTGCACGCCCTCGTCTTCACCCTGCTCTACAGTGCCGTGGCCAGAGCGACGAGATTGGTGCTCACGAGAACAGATCTGATCGTCACGGCACTCCTCTTCGCCATTCTCTCTCCTGGTCTTCTTCTCACGCTTCCCCCGAGTTCAGGTGGCGTTTTCAGAAGTGGGCAAACCAGCACGCAAGCGGTCGTGACGCACGCCGTGGTGTACGCGATCATCTTCGCGTCGTTAAGGAAGCTCTTCCCGTCCTACTACTAGGCAGGAGGATGAAATACGTCGCGATCGGGCCGGCCGCCATGGGAATCTTCGCCTACTTGGGGTTTCTCAAGCGCGTGGAGAGACACCTCGACGACGTCGAGGAATTTTCCGGTGCCTCCGCGGGAGCCATCATCGCCACCCTCCTGTGCCTCGGGAAAAGCGTGGACGAGATCTTCGAGGAGGCCATAGATTTGAACATTGACGATTTCATGCAGGTGAATATTTCAAGTTTCCTCAACAATTACGGATTCGTGGAGATGTCTCCGGTGAGGAAGAAACTCAAAAAGATATGCGGATGCGACCCCACGTTCGCCGAAATCGACAAAACCCTGCACATCAGCGCTTTTTGTCTGAACACCGGGAAGACTGAATATTTCAACAAGATGAATTCACCACACATGAAAGTCCTCGACGCCGTGTGCATGTCGATGGCCATCCCACTGATATTTTCGTCGTGTCGTCACAACGGTCACACCTACGTGGACGGTGGCACGCACGAGACGTTACCGGTTCAACCCTTCTTCGATAAGAAACCCCACGAGGTGTTGTGCATCAAATTAAAAGAGTCGGAGAGGTACACGGAAAATATAGACAATCACGTCACGTTCGTGGAATCACTCCTGCGTTCGTCCCTGTCCAACAGACGAGAGCACGTGACTGAACATATGCATCTCATCAAGGTGGACGCCGGTGACATAAACGTGTTTGATTTCAGCATGCCACACGAGACAAAACTTAAATTATATTGCCTCGGTTACGACACACCGTGTTTTTTTTGTAATGATATAAGTAAAGAATGATAGATGTATGTGATCCTTCAGTGGACATGAAGGATATACACGACTTCATCAAACAAAACACAGGAGTCAATGTGAAATTGACGAGGGAACAGGCGTGTCAGGTGTACTCCGACATCAAGTACAAACGCCTCCCCCTCCCACCCATGTCTCTGTCAAAGGACAGGACGCACCTGGTCGACGTTCGCATGCCGGTGACTTTCAACGAGATGGACGATATTTTTAGAAAAAGCACACCCGTCGCCGAACTCAAGAGGATTGCACGAAAGATTCACGCAATCTATCCGGAGAAGGCTTCGAAGGCTGAAATCGTCAGAGGAATTGAATCTAAGTTCAGAAGCCTCGGTATTCTCGAACCGGTGAAAATAAGGAGGGGTGTCCGAGTCGCCACCAAGAAGGTGCGAAATAAAGTCGTCGCCGTGAATACCACGCCGGCGAACGCCACCAACGTGAATGTTCCCAGAAACAACGTGAACACGAAAG